CCAGGTCGCGGCCGGTGTTGAGGTTGGACCAGGCCCGGAACAGCGGGGCGAGCTTGGCGTCGACGGTGGTGTGCGGGGTCTCGGTCTGCTCGCGCAGGAACTTGCCGAGCTCGGCGCCCTCGGTCTCGACGCGGCGCAGCAGCTCGCGCTGCCGCTCGAGGCGCCGGTTCCGGATCGCGTGCAGGTTGGCGCCGGCCTCGTCGGCCTCGCGCGCGGCGCGGTCGTCCTCGAGGATCTGTGATCCATCTGTGATCCAGGCGCGGACCCGGGCGAGGGCGCGCTCGACGGTCATCACCGCCTCGTCGGCGTCGGCCGCGATCACGACCTCCTGCCGGATCGCGTCGCGGCCCTGGCCGACGCCGAGGGTGTAGCGGACGCCGACCTTGAGCTCGAGCTCGGCGTCGAACGGCTGGTCGCCGCGGTGCTGGCCGATCTCGCCGATCTTGATGAAGTTGCCCGGCGCGTCGCGCAGCCACCAGAAGCCGCTGCGCCCGTGGCACGCGGCGAACTGCGCCGGGGTCAGGTTCCTGTCGCTGCGGACTCGGACGCGGCGCAGCATGTCAGGCGTCCTCCGAGGTGTTGCGCAGGTACGCGGCGAGGGCCTTGCGGGCACCGTCCGCGGCGTTGTTGAGGGCGCCCGCGAGGGTCTCCGGGGCGATCGGGTCCAGGCTCGGGCCGGGCGTGGTGTTCGGCACCACGACCGGGCGCATGACCCATCCGGTGTAGCGGGTCCACAACTGGACCGCGAGCTTGCCGCAGAAGCCGCAGGTCTCGTCGTGGCTGCTGTAGAACGCGACCTCGGCGTCGAGGCGGAGCAGCCCCGGGTCGATCAGCATGATCTCCTCGGCGCGCTCGAGGTCGATGTCGTGCTCGGCGGGGCCGAGCGCGTCGCCGAACTTGTGGAGGGTCAGGGAGACGCCGTCGCCGGCGAGATCTCGGGCGACGGCGTCAATCGCCGCGCGGCCCGTGAGGCCGAGCGTGACGGTGTGCGTGGGGACGCGAGAGTGCGTGGACATATAGCGGGCATAATCCTTAGCCCGCCGCGTGTCAACCTACTTTCATCCGCCCGGTTTCAGGGCGCCGACCACGTCCTCCAAGACCGGCTCCGCGTAACAGCGGCAGTTGATCGGCTGGCCGGGGTGCCCGTCCGCCGGCGCCTGGTCCCACCGGAAGATCTTGCCCTCGCGCAGCGCGTGCGCCGTCCGGACCCGGGCGTCTCCCACGGTGCGCCAGCGGTAGCGTTTGATCCCGAGCGCGTCCTGCCGGGCCTGTACGACCTGCCCCTGCAGCGACGCGATCTGGTCGCGGGCGATGAACTTCGCCCGGCGCTGCGCGACGCCGGTCGCCTCGACGAGCCGCTCGGCGACGACCGACGCCCGCGAGCCCGCGCGGAACCCCTCGTCGACCAGCTCGGCGACGCGGTCGAGGTGCTCCTCGGCGATCGACCTGATGAGCTTGGCGTTCGCCTTCGCCCAGGTGTCCCGCTTGGCGCGCGAGAACCCGGTGTCTGCCGCGAGCACCCATGCCTCGGCGTTCTCGGGCAGCGGGTCGGGCGTCACCTCGATCGCGCGGGCGACCTGGGCGATCGTCGCTTTCTCGTTCAGGCGGTCGACGCCGTCGACGATCCGCTCGAGCGGGATGTTGCCGACGATCCGCTTGGTGGTCCACCGGGCGAGCACCGCCTCGCGCATCGTCTGCAGCTTCGCGGCGAGCTGCTTGCGGCGCTCCTCGGCGAGTCGGGCCCGCGAAGCGTCGGCGGTGTAGTCGTCGAGCATGTCGGCGAGGTTCTGCGCCAGCCCGGCGAGGTCCTCGAGCAGCGGCCGCAGGGCGGCGCGGTACTGCCGCTCGAAGGCGTCGGGGTAGGGCGTGATCGGCAGCCGCGCCGCGTCGCGGCGCGGCGGCGGGCGGTCGAGCAGCAGCGGCGCCTCGCAGCCGCACACCACGACGCCAAGGACCTGCACCGCTACGCCGCCTCCGCCACCGGCGGATCGATCTGCGCGCGCTTGGTGGTCGTCGCGCGCATGATCTCCTGCAGGCTGACGACGTAGCGGCCGTTGACCTGATAGCTGTTGATCGCGCCGCTCTTGATCATCGTGCGGATCGAGTTCGGCCCGACCCCGAAGTGTGCGGCGGCCTCGCCGGTCGTCATCGGCGTCTCGTTTGCGGGGAACGGCCGCGCCTCGTCGTCCTCGCCGGCGATGTCGAGGCCGCCCTCTTCGTCGGCGTCCAGGTCGTAGAACTCGGCGAGGGTCGGGTCGCTGCCGAACTGCGCCGGGGTGAGCTGGCCGGTCATCCAGTCGGTGCTGCGCGCCTGGGCGTGCTGCAGGCGGATGGCGGCCCGCTCGGCGTCGCTGGGGGTCCACAGCGGCTTCGGCTCGACGCTCCACACGTCCGGCTCCTCGCCGGCGGTCGGCCCGAACCTGGCGCACAGCAGCAGCCGCAGGATGTAGCAGAAGGCCGGCACGAGATAGTCCTCCTGCTCGCCGCCGATGAAGTCGTAGTAGCCGCGCACCTCGCCCGCGTTCTCGCCGTCGCCGAGGCCGCCGGGCGACTGACCGCGCAGGATGGACTTGGGGATCCACGTCGACGCCTGCAGTTCGTCGATCTGCAGCGACACGACGTCGGCCAGGCCGGCGATCGAGCGCGTCAGCGGGACCATGTCCTCGGTCGTGTCGAGGAAGATCTTGCTGAGCGTGCCGACCGTCGAGCGCATGCGATCGGCGCGCTCCTGCAGCGCCGCCTTCTCGCCGTTCTTCACCATGGCGTGAAAGCCGTTGATCTTGACGACGTCGACCGCGAACGACGAGAGGATCGTCGAGACGTTGGCGAGCGCGTGCCCCTTGGCGCGCAGGGCGTTCCAGATCCGATCGATCTCCGACACGCCCCACCCGCTGCACAGGGTGCGGTCGCGGATCGACAGGTCTCCGCTGACGAACGGGATCAAGCGGTCGCGGTGGATCAGGTTCAGCGACCCGCGCGAGCCCTGCGTGTGGACGTAGTAGTAGAGCGGCTCGCCGAAGTAGGGCAGCGACGGATCCCACTGCCACTGCGCCGGCGTCACCTGCCACCGCTCGAGCACGTGGATCGTGTGCAGCCGCTTGACCCCGCGCCAGTCGATCGGCTGGTTGTGCGTCCGCCCGTCGTCGACGACGAGGAACAGCGCGGCCCCGCCGTCTTTGCGCATCCAGCGGTACGCGAGGCCGATCTTGCGCATGACCTGGAGGTCCTGCAGCGAGCTCTCCAGCGGTTGCTGGTCGTAGCCCTCGAAGCCCTTGAGCGTGACGCCTCGGCGGACAAGGTCTTTGCCGGGCCGGTCGACGACGATCCTGGTCGTCGGCTCGAACAGGTACAGGTTCCGCCGCAAGTCGTCGGGGAGCTGCACCTGGTAGCCGTAGGTCGTGCCGTAGGCGGGGTCGCGGGCGGTGCCGAGGCCGGTCGACGCGTTCACCCACCCGCCGCCGCCGGCCTCGGCCGACGAGTCGCGGCGAGGCGGCAGCGCCGGCGCGGCGCCGGCGGCCGCGGGTAGCAGGTGGTCGCCGCGGATGAAGCTCAGGATGCGGGTGCGCAGGCCCATGTCGTCACCAGTCGAAGTCGTCGCGGTACACGATCAGGATCACGATCGCGAGCAAGAGGACCCCGCACCACGAGCCGAGCGCGAACGCCGTGCCTGTGGTCAGGGCGAGGACCATGCCGACCGTCAGCGGAACAGCATGGCGAGGAGGTTGCCGACGAGCAGGACCTCGCAGGCGAGGCCGGCAGCGGCGAGCCGAAGCGGCCAGCGCGACGTGTCCTCACGGGTCTCTCCGGTCAGGTGCAGGCGCAGGTGTGGGCTTGATCCGGTCGCGTGGTGCGCGGGGTGTGCGGGGGCTGGTCGCAGTCGACGCAGGTGCATCGGTCCTCTCCTTCTGCGGCCGTGGGCGTGGCCGGGTCTGTCGCATGTAGCGGCTGCCGGCGAGGGCCGCGGCCGCGGTGGTCAGGGCTGATAGAGCCGAGGTGAGCTCGGGCGTCGCCTTGACCCCGAGCAGGTTGAAGGCCGTAAGAATCGCCACCGGCACCGCCATCACGAACAAGTGAAGTAATCGACCAGCGTTCATCGCTCGATCCTCGCGTGGCGGTGGGGAGTGTCAATGCGCGCCGTCGACCTCCGCCGGGGCCGTCGTCGCCTCCTGGTCCGCCGGCAGCGGCGGCGGGTTATTCTTGGGGCAGGCCAGCCACAGCACGCCCGCGATGAGCGCGAGCAGCAGGAGGATCATGGCGAAGATGCGGGCGGTGGTGCGCTTCATGTCGGTCTCCCGGGGTTCTCGCGGATCTTCCAGCTCGCGGGGATCGGGGTGCCGCCGTCCGCGAAGTCGGCGCCCCCGTCGCTGAGTCCGAGCTCGTCCTGCGCCCACATGCCGACCCGCCGCCAGATCTCCCACCCGGGGCACAGGGGGCGATCGGCGGCGAACTGCCGGTGGGCGTGGATCCGATCTATCTGCGGGAACTGCCGCACCAGCCGGACGATCAGGCGGCGGGTGGCGATCACCTGGGCGTCGAGCAGCGTGTGCCGGCCGAAGCGCTCGGGCTTGAACCACCCGCCGACGTCGACCTCGACGCAGTCGACCGGCGGCTCGTCGTCGCAGCCGGGTTCGCCCTGCAGGTTGCCGGCGATCTCGATCGCGATGGTGTGCGCGTTGGCGCCGTTCGAGCTGCTCCGCAGGCGGAACTCCGGCGGGTTGATCTCGGCGACCTTGCCCGAGCGCTTGATCTGGAAGTGCGCCCGGATGCGCGGCGTGAGCGGGTTGTCGTCGGCCCAGGCAAAGCCGTTTTGGTGCAGCGTGATCGAGCGGATCTCGCTGACCTTGCGCCGGCGCACGCGGTTCGCGGCGGGCGCGAGGTCGGCGAGGTCCTCGATCTCGAGGTCGGTCGTCGGCGGTGGCTGCCGCGCGAACCGGAGCACCATGTCGACGAGGCCGGGGAACCAGATCATCATCACACGACCTGCGCGTAGAGCTTGATCCGCGTCTCGAGCCCGCCGGGAGCCGTGAACGTGTGCATGCGCGGGTAGAGGTTGCCCGGGGCCGTGTAGGTCTTGGTGTAGAGCGTGCCGGCCGTCATCGTCACCTCTTCGAGCAGCAGGGCGACCCAGCCCTTGTCGGTGAGCGTGATCGAGTACCACGACACCTTGCACGACCCGCCGGCGACGACCGTGCCGTCGTCCTTCGTCCACTGCGCCCAGAACGACAGCGTGCGGGGCACGAACGGCCGCGGGTTGTCGTTGTAGCTCGCGTTGGCCGGCTTGCCGGTCGGCACCGCCTCGTTGGTCGGCGGCGTGCCGGCGAGGTCCTTCAGGGGCAGCAGGGCAGACATCGGCGCCGGTATGCCCCGGGCCCCGGTGTCGATCAAGCCCCTCGCCATCTCCCTCGCGCCCTCGAGCGCGCGCGCGGCGACCTCGTCGCCGCAGTCGATCCGGCGGCGCGTCACCTTGACGGCGTTGAGCACGGTGCTGTGGTCCATCCCGGCCTGGCGGCCGACGTCGGATGCCGCGAGCCCTGCCTCGACGCAGGCCGTCATCGCAAGATGGCGCACCAGCACCGCCGCCGCCGATCGCCCGTGCAAAATGCTCGGCGGGACCTGCAGGGCCATGGCTACGGCCGCGTGCGTGCGCCCGTAGATCGACCCGATCACGCCCCGACCCTCCTCCGCGCGCGCCAGGCAGCAACGATCAGGTGCCCGTGGCACTTGAACGACTCCGGCAGCGGCTTGTCGGCCGGGGTCGGGTCGGTTGGCGTCCATGGCGAGTCGACGCACGAACAGACGAGGGCGCAGCGCGCCGGCAGCAGATCGATCGCGTCGACCCGCGGGATCTTCCGCCGGCGCAGGTCGCTGCCCTCGGGAGCCGCCGCCCGAGCCTTCGCCGCCGCCATGTCGCGGCGGAGGTCGAGGCGGAAGCGCTCGAGCCCGTCCGGATACAGGTCCTTCGGGTAGGGGTTGTTGAGCGCCCTGGACCAGCGCCAGCCGTCGTCGTCGGCCTGCGCCGCCATCGGCGGGCGGCCGATGTAGTGAGTGAACATCGGCCACTTGCCCTCGATCGTCGTCGGCTGCGGCGTCGGCGGGGTCAGGTGGTGTCGGTTGACGATCACCGGCTCGAGCGCGACCTCCTCGCGCCTGGTCAGGATCCACGCGCGCAGGGCGGCCTCTTTTTCAGTGAACGCCTGCCACTCGAGGCGCTCGCACAGCGCCTCGAACTCCGCGCGCAGCACCGGCGGCCAGCGGTCGACGTCGGCGAGGACGTGGTCGATGTACCTCACCGGCCGGCCTCCATCTCCTCGAACTCGGCGATCCCGGCCCGCTTGATGGTCGGGATCGGCAGGCCGAGGCTCGCGCCGTAGCGGTAGCACCGCCAGGCCGAGGCGACCGCCGAGAACGGCGCGGTGAGGAAGGCGGCGACCCGACCTCGGGCAGCGACCCTTGCCTCGAGCGCGCCGACCTCGGCGCGCAGGAAGGCGCGGAACAGCTTGACCTCGTGCGTCGGCAAGCGGATCGGCTCAGGCATCGCCGTCTCCCTCCTCGTGCCCGAGCGCCTCGAGGCCGGTCACGACGTTGTTGAACAGGCTCACGCCGCAGTCAGGGCAGGTCTCGGCCTCCTCCTCGATCGGCTCGGCGCAGCTCGCACAGCGCGTCACCATCACCAGTCCGGGGATCCCGAGGCCCTCGAATGCCTGGCGGGCGGCGAGCGCGGTCTCGTCGCCGTGCAGGTCGTGGCAGGAGAGCAGGCCGACCGCCTCGACGATGGCCCGCTCGAGGGCCGCGACGCGCCCCTCGTCGGCGCCGGCGCTGTCGTCGGGGTAGGCGTGGGCGCGGGCCTCGGCATCGGGGTCGCCGTCCCCAAGGTTCATAGCCTCGAGGCGCCCGTGCGCCAGGGCGAGGACCTCGTCGACGTCGCCGTTGGACCGGCGGCTCATCGCCTCGACGATCCAGTCGCGGGCGTCGCGGCCGGCGGCCTCGAGGTCGTGTAGCCGCTCGGCGTCGGTGCCCCCGAGCGTCGCCGCGGCCAGCTTGGCCTGCAGGCTGCGGATCTCCGCCCGCGCCCTGTCGAGGTCGA